CCAGTTGAAGCGTCGTCTACCACTGTCCCAGCCAAGATTTGTAATTGTGAAGCCATATATTTATCCTGCGCCCATAAAAGCGAGGGTTGAGATTGGAGTTGTAGAAGACCCCGTAAATCCATAAATCTTAAACTGCTCATCAAGAGTCGTGTATTGAGTCCACGTTGGACTAGAATACCCCCACATAGCACCATCGGTATATCCGCTAGAAGCATTGGTAGTTCTACCCCATTTGAGCTCATCATTTAGGACTCCTGTTAGGGCTATACATCGAATATAGTATTGTGTTCCTGCTGTTAAGGCGAATGAACTCGCAAAAGTAATATCATTCCAATAAGGCGTTCCATCATAGGCGTGTAATACTGCTGTAGTCGTAAATGTCTCTGTATATACTAATGTTGACCCAGGATTAGCCCCACTATAGATAGATATCGCGATTGTGCCTGACGAGGTCGCACTTTGACTTCCATAGATGGAAACTCCAGTACACGTTGCGTCTGATGGAATCTTAAACCCAGAGGCTCTACCACCAGATGTCCCAAAGTTTTCTAGGTCATCGAGTGCTCCTGTACATTGAGTTAATGTTGCCATACTAGATTTCCTTCGAGAAGAGCGCCGAGACGTACACGTTAGTTCCTGTAACGTCAGGCAAGTCTATTGTCCAACTTGCACCAACATCTCCTGCTGGTAGTGGAACTGGTAGAGAGAGGCCTGTCGTACTATTTGCAGGAACTTCCAAGTGCATAAGAACATTACCAGCAAGTGTACCTCTAATATCGAATCCTATTGCTACTGTCGAATCGTTTGATGCTAGAACATAGATTAGGTCGTGGTATGTGCTTGTAGCCCCTGCAAATAGTGTTGTCTCTGTTCCGAATGTAGAACCTGTTGTTTTACTAACATAAGCCGTTGAGATAAGGTCTCTCACTTGTACTGGTCGGACAAGTTGTCTGCCAAGGTCGTCTGCTGAAAAGGTTACAATGTCCCCTGCTGCTACTGCTGTCGGATTAGACGTACGAGCAATACCACCAGTTTTATTAGGCGCAGAACCATCATCTGCAACGTCAGATACTACTGCACCAACACTTATTGAGGAGTTTCCAGCACCTAGAACTAGATATACTGGTAGAGGATTTGAGCCTGAATACTGTATGCCTGAAGAGTCTACGTTTGCTGTGCCTGTCGTCCCTGACACTCCTGCGACCATTGTCACTGGAACAGGTTTACTTGTCCCAAATGCAAGACCATCAGAACCAAGAAGCGAAACTCCAACAGAGTTAGTCACACCAGAGACCAACCAAGAGTCTCGTGCTAGACCCTCACCATTAAGAATCGTCGCACTAATAGAACCTGTGATACCAGAGACTGCAACTGACCCCGATACTGGGAATGTATCTCGGTATGTTCCATCTCCATTTAGGATAGTTCCTGCAGTAGTAGATGTCGCCCCAGCGATTAGTGTAACTGGTACTGGATTGCTACCTGAATATGCAATACCATCTGAATCGACAATACTAGCCGCGAGTGTTCCATTTGAACCTGTTACATACACAGAGAAGTTCCCACCAGAAACTTGATATGTTGAAATGCTGTCAATCGTGTAATCTAATGCAGTTGCCAAGTTTGCTGGCACTGGGTTACTTCCTGAATACTGAATACCAGACGAATCAACAATAGCCGCAGAGATTGAACCAGACGAACCACTGATATATGTAGACCAAGACGAACCTGAAACCTGTTCTACTGGCACAGACAGCGCTCGGAGTTCTGCGTCTGTTAGACCAGAACCTCCTGTCTCTACTGATACTCGGAGTCGGTTGTCAGCATTAGTAAACTCTGAATATGCTGATTGAGAGAAGCCTTTGATAGTGAAGTAGTCTTGTTTCCCACCGCCACCACTAGAAACTATTTGTGTTAGATTGTCAAATAGATTGACTGGATTACCTTTAGCGTCTCGGAGTTGTACAGGTAGTGGATTGTTCAAGTCAACGCCCATAAGAGATACCCAACCTTTAACGTTCATTTCGTCAGGCATTATTACGTCAGGCACTTTTACTGGAGGGACATTAACTGTAACCCTCGGCTCTGGGACTGTTATCTTAGGGAACGCTGGCATTATCAAGTCTGGGATGTTTATTTCAGGCAAGTTGATTTTGTTCGCAATCTCCTCTGCGATTTCTTTCAACTCGTCTTTTGACATCTTGGAGTTCTGTGCGAGAGAATCAAGGATAGGTTTAAATATCTTTGACACCTCATACACTAACTCTTTAATAAGGACTTCCCTGTCGCTTCCCAATTCTTTCTGACGCTTCTTGGAAAGAAAGTCGTCAAGACTCTTCTTTAGATTGGTTAATTCGTTTTGGTTGTTCATATATTGTTAATTAGTTTCTAACCACCCTCTAAGTGACACAGAACACAGTGTTCCATCCTGCCCTGCTACAGCACTAACTTTCAAATCTACTCCTTCAGTAAATTTTGTCGGTATTTCTAATGGCATATCCAAAGCACTGTCAGTTATTATCATTTCATTATATGGCAAGAAGAAATCCTTTATTACACCATCTCTATTGTCGTATGTCGCCCTAGTTGTAAATCTAGTTGGTTTGGCTGTGCCACCAGAACTACAGAGGACATTGAAGATGTATAGGGCTTTGCCTTTAGGGACTGTGTAGAAACACGTTCTTGCTCTCGTATATCCTGTCGCTATTCGTCCATAAATAGGAGTATCTGTTAAGTGTCTGATGTCAATATCCCCAGCGGCTTTTCCACCTGTACCACACTGATAAGCTCGGAAATGGTTTACTCTGTATATATCTGTGGCAACAGTAGGAACTGGAGTAACGCCATCTAGTTCAATCACCTCCGTCTTTTCTGTGAATGTATTATCAAGATACCATATCTTGACTTTCTGTACCCCTATTCCTACCGAGTCATCATTAGCATTTGACGATACAACCTCCATTCTCATTTGTGCTGTTGGTGGAGCATACGAGCCACCCACAGGCCACAAATCTTCTTCCGTTATACCAACACTGGCGTTATACCCAATCTTGCTCCAAGCAGTATGTTCACTTATATTACCTTCAGCAATTTGCTCATAATAGGTTTGCGAAACAATTCTAGGCATACCATCTGATTCTTTCCAAATCTGTAAGCCATTCTCTCCATACCATTTACCTTGTGCACCTATAAGCCCACCAATGTTCCCAGACCCTCCACCTACGGCTTCGATAATAGCCTTATAGAACTTTCCGTCTTTGTCAGTCAATATAACAGGCAAAGGATTGTCTTGATTGACATTCGCTATATCCACGTTCATTCTGTCGGGCATTTCAATCTTAGGCACTTCTATCTTTGGAATCTTAATCTCTGGTACGTTTACAGTGACCTCTGGTTTAGGAACAGTTATCTTTGGAATCTTAATCTCTGGTATCTTTATCTCTGGGATAATCGGAGTCTCTATCTTCGGGACGTTTATTGTCGGCAACTTGATTTCAGGAACATTAACATCAGGCACATTAACATTGACAGTTGGAGTTTCTATCTTGATATTCTTAACGTCTTCTGATAGTGCTGATATTGCTTCATTAGTTCTCAATGACGATTCTTCAATAGACGGGGCTAGGTCATCAAGTGTCTCGCCCATCTTCGCTAGTAGACCAATCATTACATCCTGACGTTCAGACGTCTCTTGATGTCGTTTCTTTCCTATTTCCCTGTCTAGGTTTTTGATTGTGTCTTCTAGTTCCATATTACGCAGTTAGTTCTTGGAGTTGTCCTTGGATAGTGTTTATCATTCCAGTATCTACTGGTTGTGTTGCTTCTGATGCTGGCTGTTGAGGCTGTGGAGTCTGTGGCTGAAGTGCCTGTTGTTCTTCGGCGGCTTCAACTTGTTTCAATTCATCTGGTGTGAGGTCTACTGATTCCAACATTCTCTTCTGCGCTATCTTTCGTAGAGCATCATTCTGTGGGAACTGTTGTACTAGGAACATAAACTTCTGAAGACTCTTAATACTGTCTTGTTCCTGTTCAGACGATGAGCTAACTATCGGCTCGTAGCCATCTTTGCTTATCCAGTCTGACTTATAGACTTTCTTTGCATATACCTTTCCAGTTCTAGAAGTCTTGTATAGGTTGATTATCTTCGGAGCGTTCGCTTGCATAAGAGCGTTCCACTTTGTAGCCAACTCATACCAAGACATACGATAGAACTTCGCCATTCCTATCGCTCTTTCTACTGACTTACCTACTAGGATTTCCACCTCACCAAGTGTCTGTACGCCTTTCTCTGCCTGACCTTTGTCAATCGCTGTAGCACCTGTTCCACGCTCTACAATCGTTGTTAGAGCCTGAATCGCCGCCATTGTGTCATCTAGTCCTGAAATCTCTACTGGCTTGATTACCTTGTTAATATCATCACCAGGAGGCGCAGGAAGCATAACGCCTGGGCCTGGAGTGTAGGTTTGAGGTGTGTAGTTCTGCCCTGGCAAGAACCAGTGCATCTGGAAGTTCTTTAGAGTTCGGTTCTCTATCATCTGACTGAACCAAACGTTTAACACTTTGTTAGGAGTTCTTACTAGGTCAGCAACACTATCTGGATAGATGTCATTAGTTTCAGGGTCTTCACTCCACGAGGTTAATGGCCAAAAATCAACACCAATCAAGTTCATCAGTGTATCGTCTAGGAGAAGAATACTGTTATCTGCATACACCGCTACTCTGCGTTCCCAAGCCTTAGTCTTCTCGTTCCAATGTGTTGTGTAGTGTTCTGTTAGGTTCACAAGTCTGTCTCCACCAGCGAATAGTGCGAAGTCTGCATTATCTACTCCCATATCCTTTAGGCGTTCCATCTTCAACTCCCACTGTTTCTTGTTCTCTTCGCTTTGAGTGAGTCCTGCTGGTGAATCCTCCCACATAAGCAGAAGTTCTTTGCCCGCCTTTGAGTATCTATCGTCTGCTAGAATCTCTCTAACTGACTTGAACATATTTTGCAGGATAACGAACCTCGCAGACTCTATGTCTCCCGTGCTCATTAGAGGGTCAAACACTACATCATACACATCGAGTGCATCTACTTTAACTCCTGTCTCACAGATGTTTAGTTTCTTTGTCCCGATTCCATATAGCAAGACGTTCTTCTTGTCGAGAATATCAACAAGTTCTAGTTTGTTTGTCTTGTATGCGTCATTCCAAATCTCTTGGTAGATGATTTCTTTGTCCTCATCTCCGCCTCTCTCTTGCCAATCTACATTGGGCGGGTCATCTATCTTTGAAAGTAACGTCTTAATCGTTTCCTTCATCAAAGGAATGTTCACAGGCTGTCTTTGTGTCAGTCTGTTGGTCTTTACTTTGTTGCGATACAGTTCATAGTTATCATCCCAATCGGCATGTTTACGTTTCTGTAATTCATTTGCGGCGTTCTTCTCGGCTTTAAGTTTCTCTATGTAGGGGTTGGTTGTTGTTGGTGGCATATATAAAAAAGGCAGACTCCAATAATGTTGGTGTCCGCCCGTAGTTAGGGTTAGGATATTTTATATAATTATATGGGTTACATATTGTCTGTCAAGTATTACCTGTGGATTGCACGTCTCATCCAAGGGAAGTATTTAAGTTCTATCTTCTGAAACACACCATCTCCGTCAAAATGTATGATAGTCTGTCCACCTTTAACTCCTGTGAGACCACCAGATGTTATCAGGGCTGTTACTATCTCCTCTATCTCTACTCGTTTACTCTCGGTTATTCCACCGACATTCTCCGTATTCTTAATAGTCAATTCGATTTTCATAGTCCTAGTGCTGGGTAGTAACCCTCAAGTGGTTTCGACTGTGTAGCATTATAGTTAATAACATTATTATCTGCAAACGTCAACATAAGAGCATCTGCAACGTCTGGTGATTCTATTCCTCGCTTCTTCATATCCTCTTTACTCTCTATCTGCAACTTACCTTGTGATGTAAACTTGTACTTGATATTCGCCAACTCATAGAAATCATCATCATTTGGTATGTCAGCAGTCTTTATCCAAGCCTTAACTTTAGAAGCATAGAGTTCTGCGCGTAGGTTTATATAGTTATCTTTATCTCTCGGAGATTCCGCAACATTTACTGATGAAGCACTCCAACCTTGTTCTCTCAATCTATCGTAAACTCCCGCACCAACTCCGATAGTGTCAATGCAAATGTTCTCTGGTTTAACATGTTCCTCTTTCGCTATCCTTAATACTTGTCCAGCAATCTGCATTGTGTCCATACTGCTGAATATGTCTTTCCTTAACACTTTCTCCATCTGTCTAATAAGGATTACAGACCTATCGTTACCATATCTCGCAACATCAACGCCCATCTTCTTCTCAAAGTGTGGCTCAACAGTAACATCACGCTCTATTGCTTTTGCTATATCGTCAATAGAAATGAGACTATCCTCATCTTGTAGTGGGAACTCACCTAGAACACGAACCTTGTACACGTTAGAGTCCTCTCCGTACTTAATCTTGAAGCTCTCAATATCCTCTGACTTAATGAGTCCTGGAATAACTAATCTTCCCTCTTTAACATTAGGAGTATCAAACGCTGATATGCACATCTTGCATATTCCTTCCATTCTAAAGCAGTCAGCGAATCTGCCTGTAGTACGAAGTGGCTGACCAATACGAACAATCTTCTCTGGTGTTAGTCCGTCTATCGCTTCCTCAATCTCTGGTTGAATACCCGAAGCCTCGTCAATCAGCACCATTAAGTGTGGTGAGTGAAAGCCTTGAAACTGGTCTGGTTTATCTGTGGAAAGACCGAGCGCAAACCATTGGTCTGATATATCTATCTTGGTATCCAATATAGCTCGCTCTGGGTATATATGTTTCCCTGCCACAGAGCCTTTAATCTCTCGCCATAACACCTCTTTTACCTGACGGAATGTAGGCGCAGTTGTTATCACTACGCTATCCTTATGACTATTGAGCCACCAATGAACAATGCGCCCTGACACATAAGACTTCCCTGAAGCGTGGCAACTCCTCACCGCCACTTCTCTATGGTCTCTAACTGCTTCTAGAATCTGCTTTTGTTTCTCCCACAAAGGGTTACCTAATACTTCCTCGATAAAGTATACGGGGTCTTGTCGTATTTTCTCTTGGAATTTAAGGATTTCCTCCTTTGTTGGTAGTTCCATCTTTTATTATATCAATCAGAGTCTGTGGTAGTGAGACGTCCATACCTACAGACTGTCTCGGCATACCATCTATCTGTTGCATTATTGCTTTTCTATTCCCTCCGTCTTCTAGGAACTTGTCTATCCATTCTTCAAAGTATTCTGGGTTCTCTTCGAACTTCCTTTTTATCTTCGCTACAATAGAGATTGTTCCAGATGGTTTACCCGCAGGATTACCAGATACACCAGGAACAAATTGTCCCCTCTCATTCCTGATTGCACCTGCATTTTCTGGTTCGTCAATAGCCATCTTTTTATAACTGCTTTATCCAACCTTTTAACATTCCCTGTAGTTCTCGTAGTGAGTCTATCTGTTGAGTTATACCAGTTACTCCATCGTGATTGTCTGCTGATGGCTTTGCCCCATAGATTTCCTCATCGAGCTGTTTAATCTGTGCCTCGAATCGTGCAACATCTCGTTCGACTAAGACTTTATCATCTTCAGCGTGAGCCTTATCATCTCCTGTGGTGTTCTTAATCTTTAGGTTAATCGCTTCTAGTCGAGCCAACATCATATCGCGCTCCTTTCTAATATCCTCTCTTATCTCTTTAGTCTTGAACTTCTTGAACTCCAAGTCGTAAATCATCTTTTGCACTCCCTCAAGCTTATTCTTGAAGTGTGATTTCTTTGATGGCTTCCAGTGAGTTAGAACCAATCGCGTGGCTTCTAGTATCACTATAATTGCTAGTAGTATATTTGTCATCGTTTTGGTGTTTTAGCTACAATAATAAATCCTCTTGTTTTCTGGGGTTCGCCCCAATCTTCAGGAGGTATCTTTATAAACATTATATCCTCAAATCCGTGCTTTGCAAGTAGCTTTCTGTAATTGTGTGCATAATACCCCGTCTTGAATCTGAACAGGATTGACTTAAACCAATTATCCTCGTGCAACTCACAGAACACTACATACCTCCTTGAGATTCGCTTAATTTCTGTAATCACCTTATCTATATTCCCAACGTAGATTAAGACCATATCTGTTAGCACTACATCTGTAGACTTGTCAGACATCATTATATCCTCTGCTGAATTGACTTTGAAATGTCCTCCTTTGAATGTCTCTTGGGCTAACTCTATTGCCTCTGGGTTCACATCACACCCTCCTACCTGTTTACCCTTTAGGTGAGATATGATGTTCACTAGGTTTGCCCCCGGCCCACACCCCACCTCGAATAGCGATGTCCAGTTCATACCAGACAAGACCTTTGATATGAGTTCTCTATGCGGGTGATTATATGTGTCGAGATAAGATACTTTCCAGTCTATCTTACGTTCCGCCCACCACTTCTTATGCTGTGCTGTTGTTTTGAATCTCATGAGCGAATCCAGCTATATATTGGCGCGGCGAACTTCTCTCCGAATATGTATCTCAATTTCCTGCGCCACCCATAAGGTAATTGTCGGATAAACCATTTGCGGAAACTGAATGGTAGTTTTAGTTTGTCTGCGGACTCTATCCCGAAGTCAGATAGAATACTTGTTAGATTACTACCCAACGATTCGTGTCCGGTATACGGGTGACTGAAGATTGTACTGATGTTCTCTGAATGACATCCTACCAAGAATCCTCTTGTCTCAATGTAATCGGCTTTCATATAGTCTTTAGGGTATTCGTGAGACTTATATGGGCCTGTAAACTTTAGATGTTTAAGAGGGTCGGTGAAGTTCTCTCTCGTATATTTGATTGTGTAGAACGGTGGTGTTGTTTGTGGATTCCATTCAGCTAGCCGTTGGTTAACATAATCCATTACATAACCCTTTCTATACCCGAACAAGTCCATATCTGGGTGAGCGTTGAAGTAATCCCTTGTCTCTTGAACCATTGTCGAATGATAGCAATCGTCAGACGGCTGGATAGTCATTAGGATAGTCTCTGCCTCGCCGATAGTTTCCATCAGTTCTCCAACTGAATAGTGAATGGAGTTTATCAGCCTATCTCTCGCCTGTTCGTCTGGGTATTTGTCGTCCCAGAAACATATCCCTGCATAAGTAAAGACATTAGGTACTCCGAGTGTGTCTAGGTATCTTTTTAGTTCCTTTACTTGTGTGTTGTTCTTCTCCTCATATCTCCACGCTAGCCATAGAGTGAAGTCTTTGTTTGTCTGATTTAGAATAGACGGAATGACGAACTGTTTGAAGATTTTAATTCTGTTACGAAGCCACCGATTCCCCCTAAAGCCTTGGTATAAGCCGAGACCAGTAAACGGACAATGAAGTAAATGAACTATTTTAGATTCCATGGATAGTTATTTAGTTTTTTAATGTAATAGTCTCTCGCAATATAGTTAGGTTCTGTCTTGTATTTTAGCATATTTAATTGTTTAATCAACGACCTTTTGTCTGAAAACGAGTCAATATGGGGATAACCGAAATGCTCCCAAGTTATAGGATATTGCCCCCACAGAATACTCTTGGCTAGCACCTCGGAGAATCCGTCTTTATCATTTAGGCGTAGACCGCATTGCATACCCTTAATCTCTACGTCCATTTGTTCTTGCGGAACACGCCCCTGAATGAACACGTTGCTATGCTTTGTCTGCCAATTTGCCGAGCCATAGAGGTAGAAATCCACATCACACTTGTCGGCTATCTTCTCTATAATGTCCCAGCCGTATAGTTGGAAGTTATCCCCCGATACCGAGGCGTAGACTTTTGGTCTGGTGTTTGGCGTGAAACATACTTGGTAATCATTTACATCACCTAGGAATGACGGACAGACTTGTGCGTGTACGCCCACCGATTCCAAATCCTTTCTCTCGTTCTCGTTCTCTACCCACATATCACAGTTTAATTCTAGCCATTCTGCTAGAGGCTCTGGTGGGAGTTTCGGGCCATACTCATTACCATTTAGCCAATACCCATTGACGAAGTGTTGTATAT